ATTCTTTTTCTTTTGCTTCTTTTCTTTTTCTTAAAATCGCCATTCATAGTTTTGCCATTCATGTAATCTTATTGATTTGTGATATTATAGTTATATATAAATGCCATTCATTATGACAGAATCTCATGGAAAGTTAAAAAGAATCAGTGTCAGTGTTGATGAGAAAGACTATGCAAAATTAAAAAACCTATCAAAAGCTGGGCTTTCAATAGGATTTTTGATTAGAGAATCTATATCAGATTTTTTAAAAAAAGTTGAAAAATATTAATTTAACCTTTATCAATTAATTTTTGTTCAAATGCTTTTCTATCTCTTTCTTCTGGTGTGATTATATACTCAGCATCACTATATGGACTATTTTCATCAGGTGTAGGATCATAATATATAATCTCATCTAATGCTTCAATGATTTCATAAAGATCTTCTTCAAAACTAAAGACTTCAAAATCTCTATCAGGTGGACTTTTCTTTAATTCTTCATTGATATATTTATCAAGATCATTTCTAATCTGTTCAAGTTTAGTCATTAGTTTTCTCCATGTAAGGTGTTGTATAAGAATCAAATATCCATGATGCAGTATTCCACCACTCATCTATCAGGTCTTTTGAATTTACTATGCTATATCCATCATCAGATTCTCTACAAAGATCAGCATAATACTCAGCAAAATCTTCATAAAATTCTGGTAACAGATTAAATTCTTTAGCTATCTCATTAGCTCTATCGGTGCAGTGTTCATGAAATAGTTCAGCCATATATTGCTGATCCATTTCTTCCATACGTTGCTGCGGTGTAGGATTATCAATCATAATGGTCCATTCTCCCAATCTACATGAAAGCTATCTATATCTTCTTTCTCAACTTCGTAAAGATCAGAAAATTCCCAATCTCCATCCGTATCATGTGAAAAGTCTCCACCATCAAAATTTCTCCAATTTTCAAAAACTTTTTCCTGTGTTACATCATCAGGTGTAGTTATATAAAGATGATGACAAGTCATTGAAGTGACTACTAATTTATAATGTTTCATTTTTTAAGTTCCTCCATAGTTGTTTTAATTTTTTCTTCAAACCAGTCACTATCTGTAATTACATCTACTTCATGGTTTACTAAATCAAGAACATAATTCTTAATTAGTTTTGTTAGTTGTAAAGAAAATTCTTCATCAACTTGATTAATTATTGGATCACTTTTTATGTGATTCTCATGCGAATTTCTCATAGCTTTTTTAACTCCTTTTTTAATTTGGTTACTTTTAATAGAATTTCTATCTTTTCAGAAAAATTATTTTTTGCTAAATCTTTCATACCTTTTTCTATAACACTTTCAACTGTATCTTTATAAGATTTTATATCTAAAGCATTTGATATATCTGGTATAACTAATTCATCATAAATCTTGTTATACCATCTATTTGCAGTTGCATTTGATATTTTAAAATGACTTATAAAATATTTAATACAATTAGCTCTTGTTTCTTCTCTATCAAGATAATCCTGAGCTAAGTCCTTAGCCTCTTCTTTAGAGTATTCCCATTTTTCTTTATCTAGCATGATTCTTCCCCGCTATATTCTTCCCACTTCAATGAAAAGTCAGAATATTTCTTAAGTCTCATAACTACTTCTTCCATTGAATAACCACGCTCTATAGTATTTTCACCAAAAGCTAAGTCACTTATCTCTTTGATAAACCATTCTCTATCTTCTTCATAACTCCATGAAGTATCTACTGGTATATCTTTGATTTGTTGTTTGTATTTCATTTTTCTTCTCCTAACTTATATATCTTGTATGACCAATCTTCTAATTTATATAACAAATCTTTTCTTGAATATTTTTTTACAGCATCACTACCTAAACCACCATAAACTAATCCATAAATTTCTTCTATAAATCTATCAGTTTTATATCTGTAATAACTTCTATTTAAGTTGTTAATAGTTTTAATAACTTTATCTTCATTTTTCGCTTTAAATGGACTTTCATCAAAGTTGCAACATTCAAAATTTTCTAATTGGCAACCAGTATGTTCATAAGAATAAAGACTATCAGTTGCATAGCAATCAATAGCATCTTTGCACTTATGGTATTCTCCATCTAAACAATCTCTTGTTCTATGAAATATCCACCCATATTTAAATTTAACGTCTTGAGGAAATACCCATGCCCAGTTAGTATTATCTCTGATAATCTCATAGGCTTTTTTGTTAGTTAATTTATTCATAATTGATAAAAAACGTAAGTACAATATTCTCCAGCATCTAAATTGGGATAATAAGGACGTTCAAAGTGAACATCATCTTTTACGTCAGCATTATGCTCACGTTTAACACCAATTAAATCTAAAGTTTCTTTAATAAGTTGTTCTTCCCCATCTTCTAATGAGTCTTTAACATTATTAGCTATGTAAGATGCCCAGTAAATAGGCAGTCTTACTTCAATAAATTCTTTATTATTCATAATTCATCACCTTTATATTCCTTCTTAAAATAATCTTCAGCAGTTAATTTACAGGCTTCAAATTCACCTGGAGTTAGTCCACTTCCAAACCAGATAATATCTGATTTAAGCTTTTCATCTAACAAACTATCTTTTGAATTGTAAAACTTTAAAAAAGTTTTTACTAATGCAAGTTTTTGATTCTTACCATCTAATATATCTTGATCCTCTCTAGGGCTTGCACTATTACACTCAACTGTATAAGTAGCATAAGGGTCTAACTTTCTTATAAAGTTATTTTCATCAAGTTCAATATGAACTACTCTTTCAGGGTCAAGTAATTTTTGATTGAATTTTTGTTCATATTTTCTTTTTACATTTAATAAATCACAATCTTGCTCTATGTAAACAAAATTTGTTTTTTTATCAAAGTAAGAAAATTCTGAAATTTGAAACATTTTCATTTCAAGTTCGTTAATTACCTTTAAAGGCATTTCTAACCATCCATGAGCAGGATCAGAATAGAATTTAAATAAGTGTTCTTTTGGATTCATAATTAATACTCACATTCAAGAATTTTTCTAAGCATTACTTCGTCATTCATGCTAATTGCTTTTTGAATGTTGATATTCTCTAAACATTCATTAGGATCAATAAGGTATTCACCCATTATTGATTGATAAATTAACCCATTCATGGGTTTAGTGTTTTTGGAAAGTGTCATTAAACTGGTATGTTTATGTAGGTTATTATAAGTATATATATTAAAAATTGCAAGTTTTGAAATATACATAAAAAGAGTCTAATTAAAGACTCTTTTCAGCTTTTTTTATTATTTTTTTAAAAGTTTGTTTTTGTTCTCTTGTCCATTCATTAACTTTTAAATCTCTGCATAATTCAAAAGTAATTTGATTAGCTATTTCAGTTAAATAAGCTTTTCTTTCTTTTGATAATGTCATTTTTTTATTCTCCTTTTAAACTGCTAACTAATAAGTCTCTTTTATCTTCACTTAAATATTCATTATGAAATCTATTAAATAATTGATAAGTATCATTATTATATAAAATTTCTTCACCGAGAATATAAGCCAACATATTGGCTACACTCTCAGAACTAGAAAGATCGGTTGATACTTGACCAAAATTATCATTTTCATAATTTTTAATTGTTTCAATAGCATTAAAAATACTATCTTTTTTTAACCACTGCTCGGCTTTATAATATCCAATTATAAAATAATCTTCATTAAGTAAATAATGATGTAAATCACAAATGTGATGATTTAGACCAACATTATCATTAAGTTGGTCAATGATGTAATTTTTTACATCTTCTTTTAATTCATTCATTGTTAATTCTGGTATGAATACTTTTTAATTATACATCATAATAACGTGAAAGTAATGTTATTATTTACATTCATTGAGCCATTCATTAATGCCATTCATTACTGATTGATTATTGATGATTTATTTATTTTTTAATTTATTTTTTAAAAAATTTTTCTTTGTAAAATTTTATACATGTATAATTTTATACAAAAAAATACCTGAGTAATTTTGCTCAGGTATCTATTTTAACTTGTTTTTTTTCAAATGTCTCCCATTTTTCGCTTTTCGTTATCATGTATTTCTTTCAAGTGTTCTTCGTAAGCTGGTCTTAATGCTTTCCTCCAAAACTTAAAAGTCTTTTTTGTATTGAACCAATAATTAAGCTCGCTTACTGCTCTTGATCTAAAACCGCACCTCCCATCTCTTTCTGTATTCTCTCCTACATATAAAAAATTCATAATTCCAAAAAGTGTAAGTTGAGGAATTTCTATAAATCCTTCCTCCACAAAATCAGTATGAATTTTAACCTTAGTAGCGTAAGGATTTTCTATCATATAACCTGAGTTTGGATTCTCAGGATCATTGAAAGTAACTTTTGTTTTTAATTCTGACATTGTTTTAATTTAATAATTTGTTGATTAGGTTTTCTTTCTCAAGTTGTTTACATGCTAGAGACTCACTTCCCATAGCTAAACAATCATTTTTTGTAGAGGTCTGGAGTGATAGACTCACAGACCCAAAGACAATAATTGAAAAGAGTAAATAATAAAATGTTGCTTTAATCATTTTTTGTTTTTCTTGTTGATGAATTTTCTTATTAATCCTCTAGTAAAGCTAGATAAATTAACTTCTCCAGTTTCAGAAAGTACCAAAGCTACATATTGTGAATGTAGCTCAGGTGGTAACGTAACCTTTATTTGTAATTGCTTAGTAGATTTCATTACTTGTTAACCTCACTTTTAAAGTTATTAACTAGCCATGTCTCAAGCTCTGCTCTTTCTTCTTTCTCTAGTTTGTTTACTTCAGTAACTACTGACTTAAAAATATCTAATAAAAATTTTTTATCTCTGTCATACTTAACAGAAAGATTATTAATATTAGTAAGTATGTGATTCTTAATCACTTCTTGATCTAAGTAAATAGTTAACTCCTTACTATCGTTTCCAATAGTCATATAAGCAGAGTAAGAGCAGAAACTAAACTTTACTTTTAGTTTCTCTGTTCTTAGTGTTTGGGTGTCCTCTGTGGGAAATAAATTAATTGAGTTCATTTCTGGTATGGAATTGAATAATTTTGTTAGATGTTTAGTTAAGTGATCTATAAATTATTAAGTAGGGAATAATTATTTTCTAAACTAGAAAATTTTACTAGTCCTAAAGTCATAATTTAAGAATTTACTAAACTTAATTTTATTATAGCAGAAATTAGTAAACAAAAGCAACAGAAAGTACAAATAAATTATTTCTTAATATTGCAAGTCCAAAATTTTTACTTAGTGTTATTTGTTTTAACTTCTATGGACTTCTTTAGATTTCTATGTTCTCAGACTGTCCTCCAGTCCTCTGTGTGGACTTCTTTTTACTTCTTAGGTTTATTAGTACATCTAAGTCTATTTTTTGGACTGGGGGTACATTTGCAGATTATTTTTTATTTTTTGCTCAGGTGGGTAACTTAAATATATTCTGACTAATTTTTTGGTTCTACTTTTATAGAAAGTTCTGGAGCTTGTATATTAACTGTTTCTATAGATTCACCAATAACTTTTCCTAGACTATCGAGAATTTGTGCTGCGGTTTGGAGTTGACCTTTTTTAACTGCTTTGTTGAAGAGTCTTATTCTCATTGCTTGAAGGCGAGGTAAAAGAGCTTCTCTATCTTTTTCCCAATCTTCATTATTCCAAACCTTAACTCTATCCCAATCTAACCAGGCGGTAGTTTCAGAGATATTTTCAATTGAAGCGTGTTCAATTACTAATTGGCGAGTAGTTTTACCTTCAAGTTGACGAGCGTAAAGTCTTTGGGAACGTTTTAAGACATCTGAGACTGTGGATCGAGTTCTTTTTTTAGGAGGATTAGCGAGAGGATTATTTAATATGTTTTCAGGAAAAGTAGAGGAAGCCACAGACTTGATCTTAGTAGTATTTAGTTGAATGATAACTTAAAAGTAAGTAAATAGGCTATAAAGGAGGGGTATGAGTTGTATTTTTTGTTAATTTTATGGCTGTCAGTGAAAAAAAGAAGAGTGAAATAAGTTTGCGATATGCACAGGGAGAAGTTTTTAATTCAGAGAAGAGATTTAGGGTGCTTGTCGCTGGTAGGAGGTTTGGAAAAAGCTATCTTTCTTGTATTGAACTATTAAGAGGAGCGATAAATCGTCCAGGAGAGGTGTATTTCTATTGTGCTCCTACTTATCGGATGGCAAAGGATATTGCGTGGAAGGAATTGAAAAGGTTGACACCAAAGGTATGGATTCAAAGTAAAAATGAAACAGATTTAAGGCTGGAATTGATTAATGGATCAACTATTGAATTGAAAGGAACTGAAAATGCAATGGCATTGAGAGGAAGAAGTTTAGCTGGTGTTGTGTTAGATGAAGCTGCTTTTATGGATCGTGATGTTTGGGCTGAAGTTATAAGACCTGCATTAGCAGACAAACAAGGATGGGCACTGTTTATTAGCACTCCTGATGGAACAGCGAGTTGGTTTTATGATATGTGGTGTTATTGCGGAGAAAAGGAATGGGATGATTGGCAAAGATGGAGTTTTACAACAATTGAGGGGGGTAATGTTGTAAAAGAGGAAGTTGAAGCTGCCAGGAGTCAATTAGATGCGAGGACATTCAGACAGGAATTTGAAGCAAGTTTTGAGAATCTTACTGGGTTGGTAGCTGTTAGTTTTGCTGATGAGAATATTGATAAGGAAGTACAAGATTTACACATGCTTCCTTTGTTAATTGGGCTGGATTTCAACGTTGACCCTATGGCAGGAATATGTGCTGTTAAACATAACGATACTTTGTATGTTTTTGATGAAATTATGCTTACAGGAGGTGCTACCACATGGGATTTCGCAGAGGAAGTTACGAGAAGATATGGAGTTGATCGTAGAATTATTGCCTGTCCAGACCCCACGGGAAGTGCAAGAAAGACCAGTGGAGTTGGTGTAACGGATCATACGATCCTAAGACGTAGCGGTTTTACTGTTATGAGTCCTAGAAGCCCCTGGAAGATCAGAGATAAGATCACTGCTGTTAATACTGCTTTGTTTGATGCTAATGGCGACAGGAGGACGCTTATACATCCTCGTTGTAAAGAATTGATAAAAGCACTTAGGACTTTAACTTATGCACCTAATACTGGATTACCTAATAAAAACTTGGGTGTAGATCATGCCTTTGATGCTTTTGGTTATCTTTGTCTGCAACAATTTAACTTGGCGAAACCTGAGACATTAGGGCAGACTGCGTTTAG